ACATCGAAGCACATGGCGCGAAAGCGCGGCGGGTTCGGCGGCCAGTCCAGGGCGTCGCGCATGCAGGCCGACAACCCGGCTCCCAGCTTCTTGGGGCTGAGCCCCGTGATGCTCTGCATCCACACCTCGCCCGCCGTCGTCAGTGCGCCGGTCTGCGCCACCGGTGCCGCGCCGTTCGCCCTGGCCCACTTGCCCGGGAACATCGCCGCCATCCGCTCCCATAGGGTCCAGAGTGCTGCCACAGCGCGCGCGTCCGGGTCAGCCCACGACGGCGAATTCAGCGTCGATGATTCCTGCGCTGCCAAGGTGGCCACCACCGCCATGCTCTCGCTCGTACTGCTCGCGGAGCTGGGTAACGTGATCGGCAGAACCGTGGTGAGGGGTCGCATAGGTCGCTCCGTTGGCAGCTTTGGCGATGGGGATAACAGGCAGCGACAGGCCAGCGGCCATGGTCTGCTTCAGGGATTCGTTGATGTCGTGGCCGGCGGCGGCCATGGAGAGCAACTCATTGCGGACCTGCAGCCAGCCTTGGACGGACAACGGGCGGCGGCAGGCACGGCGATGGCGGGTGAATCTGGCAAGCACCTCCGCGTCGACTCCAGCGGGCAGCACACCGAAGCCAGACAGCTCCGCGTCGATCTCACGTACGGTCAGCGGCGCATCGCCGAGCTCCCCGCCGCTCTCGCGCAGTGAGGGTTGCTCTTGGTTGCTTTTGGTTGCTCTTGGTTCGGGTGCAATAGCTGTTGCACCCTTTGAGGGCACTTTTTGCACCCTTTCCGACGCCGTTTTGCACCCTTCGACGTCATTTTTTGCACCCTTTGCGAAGGGTGCAATTTCTGCACCCTTCATCCAATCAGGGTTGATTCGGTACTGACGAGTGCGGCCGCCCTCCCCATACCCTCCTTGGCGACCGCCGATTCCGGCGTTAACCAGGAGCAACCACCCCGACGCTTCCATCCGGCGCAGCTGGTACTGGACCGAGCGCTCCGACTGGCGTGTCTTCGCAGCCAACCGAGCGATCGACGGAAAGATGTGCGTGCCGTCGTCGTGCGCGTGATCCGCCAAGGCCAACGCGAGCAGCATCTCGCCCCCCCCGTTGGGGTAGCGGTCGAACACCATACCGGTGACCCGCGCGCTCATAGGCCACCTCCGTTGGCTAAACGGGGGAGATTTACTCGCCGCCGTGCAGGTGACAGTACGGCTGTGTCTCGCGCAGCGTCTTCCAGCGCGCGGGATCGGACATGGCGGTGCCGGTCACATGATTCCTGCAGCGGCGCCCCGTCGATGTGTCGCTGCTGCACTGTACGTGCCCGCCGAGATCCATCCACTCCAAGTACTCGGTGGCGCTCAGCCCGAGCAGCGCCGATGGGTGAAGGCTGCCGGCAGCAATTGCTGCAGCCTGCTCCGGTGTCGCGAGGACTTCGGTTCCACCCATCGGGGTAGCGACGCTGTACAGGAACTTGCAGCCCGAACGAGCCAGCTCCCGCAAAATGATTAAGGACTGATCGCTCGACACGGTTTCTCTCCAAGGCGCTGGCAGGGTCCGTCGATCGTACTTCGAAGGCAAAGAAAGCTGCCATGGTCACAGCCCCGGGTGCGACTTGAGCGCGCTGGCGGCGCGGTCCTGCTGGACGACCTGCAGGCCGCTGGATACCACGTGCGCGGCGGATTCGTGGCTGGTTCCGATATCGATGGAACGGGCAAGATGGTTCATCGGGTCGCCCTCCCCTTTGCAGCAGCGCGCGCCACGTTGCGTTCCAAACGGTGGGCCATCGTGCGCAGCGCGCGAGCCTCGCTCACCATCAGGGCAGCCTCGTCGCTGTCGATCTGGCGGTCACCGATCGCATCGACTGCGGTCCCAGTGAGGCGCCCGACCCGCGTGGTGATTTCCAACAGCTTCAGCTGCACCGCGGCGATCTCGTCGGGCCAGCCGCCTTCCGGCGCCGGCGGCACCAGGTCAACGGCCATACCGAACTGGCCGGCAAGCGCCTGCATCCACTCGAGGGCGTAATCGCTGCCGCCGGCCTTCTGCTGCATCCACTCGGTCAGCAGCTCAGCGATCTCGATCGTCACCGATTCACCCTCGGTGCCATTGAGCTTGGAACGCAGCGTCTCCGGGTGCATGGACTTGCCACGGCGGTCTGTCAGCCATTTGGCAGCCTCGATCACACCGCCCGGCGTCTTGCGCACGGCGTTGTAGAGGCAGTCGAGCCAGTTAATCGAGGAAGTACGGCAGGTCATGGTTCACCTTGGGAAGACGGGTGTTTCAAGGTTTCGAGCTGGCCCGTCATGGCGCACGATCGGCGTCATGGACGAATTCAATTCAGGGACGATGGCCAGGGACGGCCAGTCAGGCGGCGTGGACGCCGAGGTCGATGCGGTCGGCATCCGGGTCATCCGGCGCCGAGGCGACCGGCGGCGTCGGCTGCTGCACACCGAGCAGCTGCAGCACCTGCGGCAAGGCCGGAACGCGGTCATCTTCTGGCCAGGCTTCAACCTCAGCCGTCGGCAGCTTCAACACTTTGGCCAGATGCCCGTCGCTGCTCAGAAACAGCCGGGAGCGCAGTGCAGCCTTGGTGATTGGCGCTTGGCCCACTGGCTCAGCGAGCGTGGTGGCGTTTTCACTGGGCGGAGCGCCGAAGACGTCCGGACAGAGTTCATGGCGAGATACCCCAGTGGTGCGCTCAATCGAGAGCACATGCTCCGCGGGCACCCTGCGGCGCTTGCGCCAGTTGCTCACGGCGCTCTGCGATACCCCGAGGGAGAAAGCCAGCGCGGTAACCCCGCCGGCGCCTTTCACAGCTTTGTCGAGTGGGTCCATGGCGAAAGCATCACATATCGTGATCCTTCATGCAACACATATTGTGTTGGCGATGTATCACAAAGCGTGAAGAATTGACGCATGGCATTTTCCGACAATCTTCGTGCTGCCCGACTCCGCGCTGGCCTGACCCAGGAGGCCCTTGCGCTCGCCTGCGGCTGGTCCGGGCAGAGTCGCATTGCCAACTATGAATCCTCGGCGCCCACCGCACGCGAACCCAAGGTGTCGGAAGTGCCGGCGTTGGCCAAGGCTCTTGGCGTTTCCGTTGCCTCTCTGTTTGGCGAATCTCCCGCGTCTCAGGTTTCGCGACCCGATCCTGACATCCTCACTTCCAGCTACCGCTTTCTAGTCGCTGCGTTCGCAACACTGGGCAAGGCCGTTGATTTTGAGGCCGAAGCCGATCTGTTTGCTGACGTGTACGAATGGATCGCGGCAGACGACCGCCCGGCCGAACAACGGAACCTGGTGGATTTCGCAAAGTGGCGCGAAAAGCGCGATATGGAGAGGGGTAAACGGATTGATGAGCAAGACGGACGCACTGCTGCACAAGCTGGTGGAGCGAATCAACGCAGCGCCTAATGCGCGCCCTGCACTTTCACTGGTGGTGCCGGGAGTTCGCACAGGCTTCGATTCCGTAGTGCGTGAAAGCCACCTGCGCATGATCCGCAGCCTCGCCAGAACGTACCAACAGTTCGGCGTTCAACTGATCGTGGATCAAGCCACCTTGGGGAAGGTCGGGATCGACGAACTGTCCGATGACGAGTTGATAGCGCTCCACAGAGACCTCGACCGCGCGCGCGAGTGCATCCGCGATGACGTGTCCTTCGAGGACGCCGGGTTGATCCGCCACAGTTTCGACTGAAAGTGCGCCACTGCCTCGCAGTCTGAACGTTTGCCAGGCATGTTCATAATTCACGGCAGGGAGCATCACATTTTGTGTTGACATAAAGATCACGTTTTGTGATTCTACTTCCGTCGCCCCAGTAACAGCCCATCCGGGCCGGGGCTCGGAGACTTCATGGCCACCCTCACCCTCAGCAGCTCGACCGGGCCTGTCCGGTTCGAAGCGCAGCCCATCTCCAACAAGGTCGCGATGCACGTCGGTGCCACCGGCCGCGTCTACTTCACCGCCGAGGAAGCCGACACCGCCGCCGCAGATCTGCAGCACGCGGCAGCCGAACTGCGCCAGGCCGTCAGCGGCG